ATATCTCTTTGAAATTTTCTTTTTAATTGTTGTGATTCCCTTTTAAAGCCGGAAACAATAGCGGCATCTTGTAAATCTTCTAACCTTTTTCTGTATAAACTTAATTCTTTTCTTCTATCTGCGGCAAGTTTTTTAAGTGCTGCGGATTCTTTTTCTGATATTTCGTCAATTTGATTTTTCTTTGCAACTGTTAATGCCTCTTCTTGTTTTTTAATTTCTTTAATACCTTCTTTAAATTGTTTTTGTTGTTCGGTTAATATTGCAACCGTTTCAGAAGCGCGGTTTCGTCTTTCTCTTTCCAATGCTGCTTGTTCTGTAAAACTTAATGTTTCCCTTTCTTTTGCGGTTAAAATATCTTTACTATAATCAAGATAGCGCGTTGTTAATTTGTTAATTTCTTTTTGTGATTCTTCAATACCTCTTTGCGCGGTCATTCTATTATCCATTAACACTTCAAGTTTAGCCTCTTTTGCTTCAACTGAAGTTAAATCTCCGGCTTCTTCTTGTAAGCCTATTAACCTAAATTGTTCAGCAATTTGTTCTTGCAAAATTCCAACTTGTTTTTTTCCGAGTTCATTTCCTTTTTCAAGTCCTTTGTTATATCTTTCTTGTGTTACCGCTGCTTGGTCAACTCCTTTTCCAAAAAGTGAAATTGCAGTTATAGCCGTTCCAAGAACAGTTACAAACAAACCAATTGGATTTAATTTTAATGCGGTACTAAATGCTTTAACTGAAAATGTTGCTTTTCCGGTTGCAATTGCAAACAATTTTTGACCGGCTGCTGCAAGTTTTGTTGCAATGTTTGTTGCTATTATTCCGGCTTTATAAGATAAAAAAACACCGGTTGCCGCAACAACAAATTTAATAATTGTTTTTAAATTCCTTGCAAGTGCAAATAAAATATCTTTAACACCGGCAAAAACACCGGTTCCATTTTCAAAACCTAAAACTATTCCTTCCCAAGCACTTGATAAAGCCTTTAATGAACCTTGCAAAGTATCATTATTTATTCTTTGTTGCTCTAAAGCAATGCCGCTTTCAGCCAAACTAACTTGGAAATCCTCCAACGCCTTTGTATTATTTAATAACTGAATACCGGCCGCATCATTTTGCTTTCCAAATAATTTAATTCTTCTTGCTGCTTTTTCTGCCGGGTCTTGAATTGCGTTTAACATTTCGTTTGTTTCCGCAATAGCTTCATTAATGTTGAATTGACCACTTGCAAATCCAAAACCTTCTTTTTGTAAATTTGCTAATATATTTCTGAATTTCGTTCCCGCTTCTTCTCCGGTACCTAAAACCGGAGCAAGTGTTTCAAGAACCGCAACCGTATCAACAAATGAAAGTCCGGCGGCATCAGCAGCACCACCAACTTTTAACATTGCACCGTTCAAAAAGTTAATATCTCCGGCACCTTTTTTAGAACCGGCCGCAAGAACATCAATAAACTTTGATGCTTCATCCGCACCGGCACCAAATTGGTTTAATGATAATGCTAAAGATTCAGCCGCAATTGGTAAATCAATACCGGCTGCTTCGGCAAGTATAATTGCTTGTTCAGTTACTGAAGCCAATGCCTCCGCATCAGCTAATAATTCCGGTTTTGCACTTGCAATAAGTTTGAAACCTTCGGCGACCTGGTTAGCACTTAGCGTTGTACTACTTCCAAGTTCAATTGCTTTTTCTTTAAAGAAATCTAAATCCTTTCCGGTTGCTCCGGTTATTGAAGAAAGATTTGCCATTGATTGGTCAAATTCTTTGATTGTTGTGGCTATATTTTTAAATATTGCTAAACCGCCAACGGCCAAACCTAAATTCCTCAAAACACCGGTAACTTTTCCGAATGCTTTTCCATAGTTTCCAACGCTTCTTTGAAATTGGCCAACATTTGCATCAACTTGCTTAAGCTTTGTGTCAAGTGTTGTTATTTCTTTTCTTAGCTTTTTTGTTTCGCGTGTTTCTTTTCCTTGTACTAATATTAAATCTTTGTACTTTTTTCTTAAATCGTTTAATCGTGCAGATTGTTTTTGATATTCACCTATTAAACCTTTTTCAGCCAAAATTTCATCTTTAACCGCTTTCTTTTTTCTAGCTAATTCAATTCTTGTTGCTGCAACCGCTTTTGCCTCCTTTGTTTCTGCAAGTTGTAATTGCGCCGAAGCTGCTTTTCTTTGTTTCTCTAATTTCAACATTTCTTTTGAAACTTGATTAACAGATTGAACGGCCCTTTGTCTTTTCTTTAATCCTTCAACGCTTTTTTTATCGGAAGTTTTAACCATTTGTTGTTGGACCTTCAGAACATCTTTCATTTCTGCTTCCATTAACTTGATTAATTCAATGATTTCTTTAAAACTTTTCTTTTGCGGTTCTAAAAAATCCGGACTAAATATATCTTTATTTTCAATCTTTTGTGGCATTTCTAACTTTTTGGTCGTTTGCTTCTTTTTCTAACATCTTAACATAGGTAAAAAACATTTTTACACTTGTTTTCTTTGGGTCAATTACAAAACCGTTGTGTTTCTGAATAATTGCCAAATCTTCTTCAAATGATTTTTTAACTCCTTTTGTCGGCAATATCATTTGTTTCAACACTTGCTCTTCGTGTTTAATAACACCGTTCAAATGTTTCAAGTCTTTTATCCAACGGTCACAAATCAATTTAGCAATCTTTTCTTCTTGCTCCAGGACCAATAAATACATTTTATTCAATCCGAAGGTTTGCAAATACTGATTATAACAATCAATCCAAGCTTTTTCAAGTTTTGGAAGGTGTTTTTTTTTAAACTTTCCTTTGTAAATCATATATTTTAAATCGCCTTCCTTCATTATTCGCTGAAAATTACCAATCGGCAAATCTTCAATTGTTGTGTATAACTCTAACTTTTTAAAAAACATTACAAAAATATTCTTCTAATTATAGCATCAGCAATTTTTGGCCTTAATGCAGCTATAAAGATAGTTAAATTTTCATCATTCAATCCGGTTATGTCTTGACCGTATTTTGTAAATAAGTTTGTTGTTTGTCCGGATTCGTCTGTTTTCATACCATCCGCATCAATTAAAAAACCATCATCCAACAAAATAACTTGAAAAGATTTGTAAAAAGCACCGGTTTCATAAAGTTGAATCGGTCCGGGTTCTTTTCCGTAAACCTCAACTGAAGTTTTTGAATAATCACCAAGATAATCATCATTAGCGGTCAAACCAAATTTCAATTGTCTATCTTGATTTAATTTAATTGCAAGTTTTTCAAGTTGTGGATTGTTTGAAACGGTGCGAAATAATATTTCCTTTGAATCTAAAGCAATAAAATTATTCGCTATTTTTTTTAACAGTTCCATATTACAAAAAAAGCACCTACTCCGGTGCTTCTTCTTTTTTCTTTTTCTTTGGTTTTTCCTTTTTAACTTTTCCGCTTATTTCGTAATAAACACCTTCTGTGTTATCTCCGAACCTCGCTTTATAAAGTTCCTTGAACCTCGAAAGCGACATTGATTGAACGGCACCCACATTGAATTGGATGCCGTATATCATTTTAACTTTCATTAAGGAATAATTATATCATTTGTTCCATCTGACATTTCAGCGAAATCAAATCTATCTTTAGAAGCCGATAATCTTAAAACATCACCCGGAGTTTCAGCAACATTAAAAACAAACTCATAAACTCCAGGACTTGTTTCTTGAATCGTAGCAATATTTGAAGTAATATCTCCCGGTGTTGGTGAAACTTCATTTAGAGTGAAATCGGTAAATATTAAACCTTCAACCGCAGTACCGTAAGCACTTGTTGTGATTGTTGCAGTAAATCCAGCGGCAGAAATTGAAGAATAAACAGCATCCGCATCAAGCAAACCGTATAAATCGCTTCCGGTATAGTCTAAACCACCAATAACTGTAATATCAGAATCTTTTTCGGTTGATTTCCATTGGAAAGAAAGCATTAACATTGCCGGAGCATCATTAGTTGCTTCAACATACTTTGTTCTAAACGTATCCGGGTCAATTAAAATCGGCTTACATTGTGTTGCACTTGGTCCTTTTTTTGTTACCAATTGGTTAGAATCATCAATAAAGTGAAATCCGAAAGATTGGCAAGCGTTTGAATTTAACTTTGCAGTCAATTCTCTTGGTGCGTTAATAATAAAACCTTGAAAAGTTTTAAATCCTTCTCTAACGAAAGCTTGTTTTCCACTATTTGCTGACCAAAATACGTCATCTTCACGGTTGTGTTCAACATTTTCAAATTTACCGATTGGGTAGATTCTCATTAATGGGTCCACTTCATTAAGTAATGGTTCTAAATTAGCAAATACGGTTAAATCCGTTTTAGTTCTGATTTTTGGGTTTCCGTTTGCATATCTTGCCATATCCAACAAAGGAAATGCGGCAACATCTGCAATAAGTGAACAATCCGGTGTTCCGGTGTTTCCTAACGATATTACATCGCAATTACAATTTTTGTCTGACATTTTTTTTATTTTTTATTATTTAATTAATGTTTTGTTTTACAAATATAAGTATTTTCAAATATATCAATTTTTACAAGTTGCATCAATATCACAAATTTGCCTTTTGAAAGGAATATCAATGATATATTCAACTCCGGAAATATCTTCATCAATCAACTTTTTAACGTTGTCTTGATTACTTGGCTTTGTTTTACTACTTCTTGAAACCCATACACCGTAGTTTGGTCTATCTGATTTTGTTGCATCACCAAGTTCACCAATATTTGGGTCGGTCATCAATGCTTTTTCGTATTCAAAAATCAAATTGTCCGTTGGTTGTATCGCGGTTAAATATTGTTGGTCAATTGAATCGGCAAGTTTTCCCGGTAACATAAAAAGGATTCTCACATCTTCAGCCGTTACACCGATTTTATCAATTGGGTTTAAACTTCTTGTTTCTCGCATCGGTTGAATAAGATATGCCATTGGAAGTTTCTTTTTCCAATCTTTAATCATATGCAAAGCGTTTGATGTCTGCATTGGTGTTCCCCTAAAAAAGTTCGGTGCTTTAATTGTGAAATGTGTTTCTGCTCCGGTTAATGTTCCTTTTATTGTAACTGATTCATTAATTTCAAAATCAATAACGCGATATTCAAGACCGTTAATTGTTATCATTGACTTCGGAAATATCCAATAAGTTTTGCACGTTTCAAAAGTTGTTTCCGTTGGTCCTGGAATAATGTTTGAAATCTTTTGCGTGAATGTAAGGCCTTCAATAATTCCTTTAATATAGTCAATCGTATTGAACATATTTTGTTTATGAATTTTTATTTATAAGAATGTCAAGCTTTCCATTGATTGACGAAATACCAATTTTAACTTCAGCCAATTCTTTGTTGATTGTATCTAATTCAGTTTTATTTTTTTCTTCGTTTTTATCCATTCGCGTATGAATGCCGGAAAACTTTTTGAACATTACGCCTTCATTTTTATCAATATCCTTTTTCATTTGGTTAATTTTTTGGTCTTGCGTTTTATCTGACATTACCATTTTCCAATAAAAACCCAAAGCCGAACCAACACCCACAACAATATAAATAACATCTTTTAAAATGAAAGTTGTTTCCATTATTCTCTTATTACTAATTGTAAATCCTTAATTAAAATATCATCGTTACTACCTGGATTTTGAACATAAACTTCTAAATAATCGTTTAATTCCATTAAAACACCGTAATTAATTGAAACCGTTCCGTCAGCGGTTGCAGTTCCAGCAATCACATCAACATTTGAACCGGATAATAAAACACCGTTTTTGTAAATGTAAAAAATATAATCAGCTGACCCACCGCCTTGTTTTTGATAAGATATTGAAGCGTGAATTGAAACAAATTTTTGTTTTGTTCCGGTGTATGTTGAACGTCCTCCGGTTGTTACTGTATATCTTACACCAGCTTGTTGTAAAGCATTTCCGCCCGTATTTATTACCGTTGGTACTCCGGCGGTCAAAACGGTGTCTGTTGTGTTATTTGTTACCGTTGTTACTGTTCCGCTAACTGAATTTAATAAACCTTGATTTGCAAAAATATCATAATTCAAAGTTGAAGTTTGTGAATAATCCGGAAGCAATACAACCGGAATTTCCGGCAAAAATACTTTTCCGGTTGTTAATCCTAAATTAATAAAAGCGTTTGAAGAAATCGTTCCAAATCCGGTTGTTGAAGCGGTGTTTATATCAATTCCATTTTGCGTTTGTTGTGGGTGAACAATACAACCGTTAATGTTAACCGCACCAAATGAAGCAACATTGTTTGCTTTTAATTCAATCATTGAAACTGTTGCCCAACCTCCAGGAGTTGGAATTGTTGTTTCGTCAAACCATCGAATCAATTCGCAAGAACTTAATTGTATTTTGGAAGTATCTTCAAATCTCAATCCAAAGTTTGTTGCTTTAATATAAAAGAATAAACAGTTGTTTATATCAACTAGGTCATACCCTTTAACATCAATAACATCATAAGTTCCGCGAAATTGACAATTAAATATTGTTAATACTTTCAATCTTCCGGCATTAAATGAACCGGCATTTATATTTGTAGCATCTAAAATTGAAGTGTTTATATTATTACTTGAAAAACGAACTTGATTAATTCCAAAATTAACATCCGTAACCGTTAAAAGCGCACCGCTGCCATTCCATATTAAATGGTCCGTGTTTCTATCATTACCAACTATTTCAACACCTTCAACATTACAAACAAGATTGCTATTCATTGTAACTTCACCGCGTACAAAATAAATCGTATTTGCTGCAAGTGTTATTGTTCCGGCAACCGCAGTTCCAAAATCTGATTCTTGTGATACCTCAACCCAATTTGAAGAATTGATTGTTGGAGTAAATACAATATTTGAATTATAGGCAACAACACCATCGGAATCTTGCCAAGTTGCAGTTCTTTTTGTTCCCGTTGATATATCAGCAACATCAAAAGCAATTTGTTTTGTGTTATCAATCGCGTTATAAACGGCAAATTGATTATCATTTAACAGTATTTGCGCATCGTTTATTTTTCGCCAAGAACCCGCTTCAGATAAATATAACCCCGAAGCCTTATAATTTAATAAAAATCGTGAACCGGTAGGGTTTAAAACCATCCAAAACTCACCGGGAACGGTGTTTGCCGCCGGTAAATCAGCGTAAACAGAAACTTCACCTTTCCAACCGGTGAACGCTGCTTGTTGTCCTCTATCTAAGTGTATAACCGGTAATGACATAATTATTTAAGTATTAAAGGAAATTCAACAGTTCCGGTTGTGTTTGTTCTTGCATCATAATTGATTCTAATATACAACCAATCCAGGTGAATATCATCAAACGCTTGACCAATAACCGCATCTTCAGTTTGCAAATCATAAGGAAAGAAATCAATATTATTATTTGAAACCTCAATCGTGTATGTTGGTATATCATCTAATCCGGCCACAATTGGCGCAATACTCCAACCGTATTTGTAGCAAATAGCTTGTGAAATACTTGCTTCGGTTACACTCGCATCGTGCGAAGTGCCATCAGCAAATTGAAAAGTTAGTTTAATTGGGTTACTCATATCGCTGAATTAAAATGTTTTCTTCTACCTTCAAAGGTAGGATAAACGGTTGAATTATCTGAAATATATTGTTGAATACTTCGGTAACTTTCTATTGAACGGTTATATTTGTCGTAAGTTCCGAAAGTTTCAGCCAGGACCATATTTGAATTTTCAGAATCACCGCGAACAATACCAACTGAAGTTGATTTGTTTAGGTTGTAACGGTGCCATTCAAAGTAAACAAATGACATTAACAAATCTTTCATTCCTTTGCTTCTTTGCGGTCCACAAAGAACGTGGTCAAAACAAAACGGTTCAAATATATCAATATAAATTTGTGTTTGTGGAACTTGCGGAGTTGAAGCGGTTAAATCGGCATTGAATAAAGTGTATAATTCGCAACCAAGTAAATCTTGCAAAGTATTTTTTTCAACATCTTCAATCATTGTTTCAAGTTCACAATCCGCTTGAAGCGTTAAGGCTATGTTATAAATTGGATTTTCTGTAAAATCAGAAGGTTGTAAAATTGCCATTGTTATTTGAATATGTTTTTTATAAAATCAATTATTTTTTTGAATCTTTTTTTTTTGCTTTTTTCTTTGCATCTTTTGGTAGTTTCGCTTTTCCGCTATCAATCCAAATTTTCAAATTTTCTTCCGGAATATCAATTTCAGTTCCTTTTGCGCCAAGTGTTCTATGGTCTTGTGTAAGTATTATTTTCATAACCGTTGTGTTTTACCTACAAAAGCGCACCCCCCGAAGGAAGTG